AATGTTAGATAATATGTATCTAACTAATAATAATAGAATTGCAATACAAGATGGTCAAGTTGCCATTGATGATTTATTAACTAATAGACCTGGCGGAATAGTTAGAACTAAACAACCACCTGCAAACGTAATGCAGGTTATGACTGCACAACCAATTACAGAACAAGCTTCTGGATTGTTAGCTTATTTAGATGCAGTTAGAGAATCTAGATCTGGAGTTACTAAAGTTGCACAAGGTTTACAATCAGATTCATTAAATACAGAAACTGCTACTGGAATGAATCAAGTATTAACTCAATCTCAAATGAGAATGGAGTTGATTGCTAGAACATTTGCTGAAACAGGTGTTAAAGATTTAGGAATTAAAATATTTGAATTACTTTGCAAGTATCAGCAAAAAGAAAAATTAGTTAGAATTAGAGGTGAGTTTGTTCCTATGACTCCTTATGAATGGAGAGATAGAGTTAACTTATCTGTTAAAGTTGGATTAGGTACAGGATCAAAAGAACAACAATTAATATTATTAAACTCAATATTACAAAGACAATTACAAGCAATACAATTGCAAGGTAATGTTTATGGTCCAGTAGTTAATCTTAAAAACATTTACGCTACATTACAAAAATTAATTGAGAACGCAGGATTAGGTAACGCTGAACCATTCTTTATGGATCCAGAAGTTGGTGCTGCACAAATGCCACCATTACCACCACCTGCTCCTACTGAATTTGAGAAAGTATCATTAGCTCAAGTACAAGGTGAAAACGAGAGAGCTGTACTAAGTTCTCAAGTTCAAATGAAGAAATTAGAATCAGAATTACGACAGTCATTATTAGATTTCGAATTAAGAGTAAAAGAAATGGAATTAAAATATGGCACTAAGATTAATGAACTTGAATTACGTAACAAATCTATGGTAGAACAAACACAAGTTAAACAATCAGGTGATATATTTAAAGAAATAATGAAAGGTCAACAAAAGTTTTTCAATGAAAGAGGATCTCAACAAACAGATTTCGCAGGGGAAGAAGGCTCAGCTACTGCTGGACGAACCCCTGATGAAGGAAGCATTTAACTATCTCAAATCTCGTTATCAAGAGGAGATATTTAATACTTCATATTCTGATCATAACCAAAGACAAGTACTTTGGATGGCTTATAATATGATTGAAAAAATCAAAGGTCATTTAGAGTCAGTTATGACTTCAGGATCTCTAGCTCAAAAAGAGTTAGATCAACTACAAGACTTAACTAAGTAATTAGAAGTCTTCTCGCCAATCCACTTAAGGAAGCGATTAACCAAAAGGAAAATATATGCAAGTAGATAAAACTATGCAAAGTGCTGCTGACAAATTAGTTGGATTACTGAATCCTAAAGAAGGACAATCAGAAAACAATGAAAAGAAAGTAGAACAATCAGAACAACCTCAAGTTCAAGTTGAAGAAAATAAAGTTGACTCAACTAAAGAAGAACCTGTCGTTGCTGAAGAAAGTAACAAATCCGAGACTGAGGAAGTTACTGAAGAAGCTGTAAGTTCTGAAAATGAAACAAAAGAGACTGAAGAAACCGAAATTCAAGAAAGTCCAAAACCACAACTCCACCGAGTCAAAGTACAAGGTCAAGAGTTAGAGGTCAGCCTGGATGAACTTAAAGCAGGTTATTCAAGAGACTCCGATTACAGACAAAAGACTCACGTATTGTCTCAAGAGAAAAAATCTTTTGAAGAACAAAAACAAGGTCTTAGTCAAACGTACCAATCACGTCTAAAGGAATTAGATGATTTGATTAATAGTGCTAATACTTATATCAGTCAACAATCAGGAAATGTTGATCTTCCTAAATTATATGAAGAAGATCCTGCTCAAGCAGCTCGAGTTGATTACCAAATGAGGCAACAACAAGAGCATCTGTCTAACTTAAAGAGACAATCTGAAAGAATTAGACTAGAGCAATATAACTCTTATCTTGATGAACAAAGAAAATTAGCGGCTACGAAAATTCCTGAATATGCAGATCCAAACAAATCACCTGTATTTAAATCTCAGTTAAAGAATGCTTTAGCTGATTATGGATTTACTGATGCTGAAATTGGAATGTTAGCTGACCATAGGTTTCTTATGGTTGCTAAAGATGCAATGGAATATCGTAACTTTAAAGGACAAAAACCAGTTGCTTCTAAAAAAGTAGTAACTGCTCCTAAACTAATCAAATCTGGAATCTCTAAAGGAGACGATTCTAAACGTGGTGTGGTCAAACAAAAACTTGGTAGATTGAAACGATCTGGAAAAATCCAGGATGCTCAATCTGCTATTCTTGAAATAATCTCAAAATAAAGGGAAAATAAAATGGCACAACCAACAAATACATTTGATACTTATGATGCCGTAGGTATTAGAGAAGACTTACAGGATGTGATTTATTCGATCTCTCCAACTGAAACTCCATTTATGAGTTCAGCTGCTAGAGAACAAGTAAAAAACACATTCCACGAATGGCAAACTGATGCATTAGCAGCCGCTGTTACAAATAACGCTGTAATAGAAGGTGATGATGCAACATTAGATGCAGCAAGTGCTACATCTAGAATCGGTAACTACACACAGATCATGGACAAAACTGTTGTTATTACTGGTACACAAGAATCTGTAGATAAAGCTGGTAGAGCAAGTGAACTTGCATACCAAATAGCTAAAAAATCTAAAGAACTAAAAAGAGACATTGAATCTACATTGTTGACTAACCAAGCAAGAGCTGCTGGTAATTCTACAACTGCTAGAACATTTGGATCTATTGGTGCTTGGATTGCTACTAATGATAACTTTGCTGGTGATGGATCATCTCCAACTGGTAGTCCAGTTAATGGTTCTGACGCTAGAAATGACGGAACTCAAAGAGCACTGACAGAAGACATGTTGAAAGACGTAATTAAAAATGTTTGGAACGCTGGTGGTAACCCTTCAGTAGTAATGGTGGGACCATTCAATAAGCAAAAAATTTCTGGATTCACAGGTGGATCTACTAGATTTGATGCTTCAGAAGACAAAACATTATATACTTCTATTGACGTATATTCTTCTGACTTCGGTGATCTTGAAGTAGTACCTAACAGATTCTCTAGAGATAGAGATGCCTTAGTTCTAGATATGGACTATTGGTCTGTAGGTTTCTTAAGAGATTTCACTATGCATGAATTAGCAAAAACTGGAGATGCTGAGAAAAGACAATTACTTGTTGAATTGACTTTGATCTCTAGAAATGAAGCTGCTTCAGGCGGTGTATTCGACTTAACAACAGCGTAATAATTAAATACTAGGGGGGAGTACCCTAAACATTTACTTCCCCCAGTATCAAACTTGACTATGAAGTTTAATAGGGTAATAACGGAACGTAGAAGGAGAATAAAAAATGAGAACACTAAACGACTATTTTTTAACAGCAAAAGTTACTGATATTAGTACAGCAGGAAGCACATTCGTAGCTGTACCTGATGCTGGTAATATTGTTAAAATTTACACATCAATTAAAAATGCAATTACATCTGCTGATGCAGCAATTACATTTGAAATTGGTGGTACTGCTGTTACTAATGGAGCAATAACTGTTACACAAGCTGGTTCTGCTGCTGGTGATGTAGATTCATCTACACCTAGTGCTGCTAACCGAGTAGAAGAAGGTGGATCTATCGAAATTATTTCTGATGGTGCATCTGCTACTGCGTGTGAAATGATTGTTACATTTGTAATAAGAAGATAATAAATTCAGGGGATGGCAACATCCCCTAACTAATGGAGAAAATAATGCATATTGCAATGATACCAAAAACAACTCAAAAAGTTACCTCGTCTGGATCATCTGTTCAATCAAGTGCCTTTGGTGCTCACATTGAATACGTTAGAATAGTAGCTGATGCTGATTGTCATATTGCTTTTGGAGTTAATCCAACTGCAACGACTTCTAGTATTTATGTTCCAGTTGATGATGTAGAATACTTCAAAGTATCGCCAGGTGAAAAAGTAGCTGTTATTGGTAGTGTTAACTTATACGTTTCTGATTTGACTGAGTAATGAGTATCTTAAGAGATAAGGAAAAAGACGGAACATCTTATTACATTGAATCTGATGGTAAGATTACTATTAAAAATACACAAGACGTTGATCCTATTCTTAAAAAGAATAAAAGACTTTATAACCTAAATGATGGTTATTCTCATTCCAAAGAACTAAAACGAGTAGCTAGTATACCAACATTAGTATTGTCTGTTTGGGCAAAAGAATACAATGGAACTAATAATTGGTTTGCTATTCCTCAAAAAGAACGTAAAAAAATTTTAAAACTTAAACTTAACAGTAACGATTTTCGTTACTTTAGAACTGCATCTGGTAGAATTTAATGGCTTTAACAACATATACAGAATTAAAATCCTCAATAGCTAACTGGTTAAATAGAGATGATTTAACTACAGAAATAGCTGGAGATTTTATTGCATTAGCAGAATCTGATTTTAATGCAAAATTAAGAATAAGACAAATGGAACAAGTTGATACTATTACTATCAACGCTGAGACTGTAACAGTACCTACTGGTTTCATAGGAGTAAGATCGTTTTATATTTTAAGTGGTAGTACAAAATATCATTTATCTTATATTACACCTGCTAATTTAATTAGTATTAAAGGTGGATCTACATCTGGATTACCAAGAACTTATACTATAGAATCTGATAATGGAATTGAAAGCTTTCGTTTTGCACCTTCGCCAGACACGACTTATACAGGCTATTTGCAGTATTATAAGAATTTTACTGCTTTGTCTGATAGTAATACCTCTAACTATATCCTTGCTAACCATCCTGGTATTTATTTGTATGGTAGTCTTTATCATGCATCTAATTTTATCGGTGGAATGGATCCCAACCAAACGCAACAATGGTTAGGTATGTATTCAGCAGCATTAGAAAGATGCGAAAATAACGATAGACAAGATTCTTATGGAGGTGCACCTGTTGTTCAACGAACTGATGTTGGCACAGATATATCTTTTTATAGGAGAAAATAATGCAAATACCTTTTGGTGAATGGCTACCTGATCAACCTAAACATAATAATCCAGGTGCTAATGTAGCAACTAATGTTTATTATGCATTAAATACTTATAAGAGATTTCCTTCTTTAGTAAATTATTCGTCTAACAACATTGGATCTGATTGTAGAGGTGGTGGATCTTTTAGAGATAATACTGGTAGCGTATATAATTTTGTAGCTACTAATACTGATATTTATCAATTAGATGGTGGAACTTTTACTTCTCGTAAAGGATCCTTAACAGGAACTAATTCAGACTTTTGGACATTTACACAATTTGGTAATTATGTCCTAGCAAGTAATGGTGTTGATGCACCTCAATATTATTTAATGGGAACATCAACTAACTTTGCAAATTTATCTACAATAGTAACTTCAGGAACTGTCCCAACATTTAGAACATCAGGTGTTATTAGGGATTTCTTAGTTACAGGTAATCAACCAACAAACCAAAACAGAATTCAATGGTCAGGTATCAATGATATTGCTACTTGGGAACCAGGATCAAAACAAGCTGATTATCAAGACTTGCCTGGATCAGGTGGTGAAATAGTTGGTATTACATCAGGTGAGTATGGTTATGTATTTAGACAAAACCAAATCATTCGTATGGATTATGTTGGTGGAGCTACTGTATTTAGATTATCAGTTATCTCTCCAAATAGAGGATCTGTATATGGACAAACTATTTGCCAAGATAACAGACGAGTATTCTTTTATGCTGAAGATGGATTCTATGAAATACAAGGTGATAACATAGTTCCAATAGGAGCAGAAAAAGTTAATAGATTTTTTGACTTAGATTTAAACAAAGCGTTTACTGACAGAATTGTATCTGCGGTAGACCCATTTAACCAATTAGCTTTATGGTTATATCCTTCAGCTTCTAATACAAGTAATACTACAGGTATATGTGATAGAATAATTATTTATAATTATGCTACACAAAAATGGTCATTAGCAGAAGCTAATGCTAGTTTTATATTCTCACAATTCGTAGGTGCTTATACTGTAGAATTGATGGACATTATTTCACAAAACTTAGATGCAATTAATATTGCATTAGATACTGACTTTTGGTCAGGTGGACAAAAACTTTTAGGTGCTATTGATAATAATTACAAGGCATCTATATTTTCTGGAACAGCTAATATCTCAGAAATTGAAACTACTGAGATAGAAGTATTTCCAGGAGCAAGAGCCTCAATAACTGGTATAAGACCTGTTGTTGATGCTGAGGCAACAGTTACTATTAAAACTAGGGAAAGATTAGCAGATAATCCAACTGAATCTACTACATCTACTATGAAAGATAGTGGTATTAATCCAGTAAGACAATCTGGTAGATACTTTAGAGCTAATGTTAAAATACCTAGTGGTACAATATTTAATCACGGACAAGGCGTAGATATAACTGCTGTTAAATCTGGGATTAGATAATTTTACCAAATTAAAAATAGGAATTGATTTATGACTGATAAAACTGATATAGATAACGTAAGGTATAGTTTTGAAACTCAAGAGTTTTTTCAACGACAAATTGAAGAAGCTATTAATACATTAATTAACGAAAAAAATACAGAAAACAATAAAGCTTTTGCTTGGTTTATTGGAGATTAAATGGCAGGAAATTATTTAGGAAAATATAGTATTACACCAGCAAACAATAGTACTACTTCTACAAGTAGTATATCTGTTGCAGAAGGTATGTTACCTTCTAACATTAACAACGCCTTTAGAGATATAATGGCGGATGTTAGACAATGGTATAATGATGGACAATGGATTGAATATGGTGATGGATCTGGAACATATACACCAACTTATGTATCAGCAACAGCTTTTACTATTGATGGCGTAGATGTAACTTCTGTTTATCATGCTGGAAGAAGAATTAAATTAATAGCTACAACACCAGGTACAATTTATGGTACAGTTTCTAGTACAACATTTTCAACTAAAACAACAGTTAACGTAACTTGGGATTCTGGTTTATTATCTAATGAAGCTATTACAAATGTTTATGTTGGTATTCTTTCTAAAACAAATTCATCAATACCTTCTGAATCAATTGGTTCAACTCAAATAGCAGATGGATCTATAACTACAGCTAAGTTAGCTGCTGATGCAGTAACTAATGCTAAGATTGCTGATGACAGTATAGATTCAGAACATTATGTAGATGGATCTATTGATACTGCACATATTGGAGATTCACAAATTACAACTGCTAAAATAGCAGACTCAAATGTTACGACTGCAAAGATTGCAGCAGATGCAATTACTAATGCAAAAATAGCTGACGATTCAATTGATAGCGAACACTATGTTGATGGTTCAATAGACACAGCTCATATTGGTGACTTACAAATTACTACAGCTAAAATTGCTGACTCTAATATCACTACTGCTAAGATAGCAGATAGTAATGTTACTACAGCTAAGATCGCAGATTCAAATGTAACAACTGCAAAAATTAATGATGATGCAGTTACAGCAGCTAAAATAGCTGATGCTGTTATTGTTACTAATGCTGAACATTCAGCACATACACCAGATGATGTTACATTCTTTACAACATCTGCTTCAGACGCAAGATACTTTAGACAAGATTCAAGCGAAACAATTTCATCAGGAGATACTTGGTCAGCATCAGATTCTTATGTTGCTACAACAGCAGCCATTGATGCTAGGGTTATTGACTTAGTAGATGATGTTGGTGGTTTTTATCCAATAGCAAATGAAACAAGTTTTCCAAATACAAATCCAGATGTTAATGATGGTGCTGGTACAATTATTTCAATTAAAGAAATTGCAAGTACAAGAACACCTGCTGCTGGAACAGTAACTATTGCTAGTGGTACATTAGGTGGTTCAACAGTAACAATTACTGGTTGCGGATCTACAGTTCTTACAGCAGGTTTTGGTGTATTAGTAGAAACTACATCTACATTAAATACTTATGCTTTTCATAGATTATCTCCAAAAGCTACTGAAGTAACTACTGTTGCTTCTATTTCTGGAGACATTACAACAGTTGCAAATGATGGAACTGATATTGGTGTAGTAGCAGGATTATCTACTGACATACAAAATTTAGCTGACATAGAAGATGGTACAACTGCTACAGATGCAATATCAAATGTTGGAAATAATATTTCTGACGTTACTGCTGTTGCTACAAACTTAACAGGTTCTAATACAATTGGAACTGTAGCTACTGATTTATCAGGATCTAACTACATTAGTGCTGTAGGAACTAGTATTGTTAATGTAAATTTAGTTGGTGGATCTATTGGTAATGTTAATACAGTTGGTTCTAACATTGGAACAGTAAATGAATTTGGAGAAAGATATAGAGTAAGTGCTTCAGCTCCATCTACAAGTTTAGATTTAGG